AAACAAAATCTAACTCAGCCATCGTCATATCCCAAAACAAATGGGGAAGCACTTGGCACTCCCCCATTGTATATCTTTCAATATCAATCCACTCTAATTTTTTTTTACAGCGTCTTTATTAGCTTTCTTATTAGTGGGTTGTTCAATACCACTATTCATACTTTCCGCTAAAGAAGCCATAACATCCTGGAACTTCTTACTACCTAATCCACCCATATCATCAATCCAATCACATACTTGAATATCTGTAAAGCTTGGAGTTATTCCTTGACTATACAATGGATATTCTGCAGCAGCCTTTAGCAAATTAGTAATCGCATCTAATGATTGATTACCTGATAATGCTTCCGATATGTCCGATGGTCCAATCCCTTGTAGTTGACAGAATCTTTTCAAAGACCATGTACAAAACCTCATAGGTATCTTAGTCCCATCGCTTAGGGATAGTTCGTAATGTCCTCTCATATTTTGGTGTTTTTGGTGTTATTATGCGTTAGTAGCCTGAGTTAATTGACCTTGTCCTGTAAAAGAAGCAGAGTAAGTAACTGGAGATTCCATATCAGCAGTAATATCTAAGCTTTCTACAAATGCAGAACCAGACCAAATTAAGTCACCTACTATTGGAGTGCTACCAGTAACTGTAGTAAACTTAACTGTAACTACACCTCTTCCGTTTAAAGCAGAGAAAATATCTCCTACTACATAGTTTGTACCTGTTGGTTCAACTGTAGTAAGACCATCTGTAGTTAAAGACCAAGAACGCAAACCTGCGATTTGATCAGCCCATCCACCGCTTGATTTAGTTGTTGCATCTGGTAAGTCAGCACTTACTGATAAAGAGCAAGATGTAGAGTGAGCTACAACTTCAGTTCCTACTAGAACTACTAGGTTTGTACCGTTAAAAATTCCTGTTGTTGGCATTTTATTTTATTTTAATTTTTTATAATATTTGTGTTACAAAGTGATCCATTGTTATTACTCTTCGAAAAACATAAGATTCATCTACATAATCAAATGTAGCAATATTACTTGTCATCTTACGAGTAACTATTTTAAAGTCAGGAGAAGCACTTGGGTAATCTGGCACATTAACGCCTATGATCACTAACAATTCATTAGCCCACTGGTCTACCGATTTCTGCCCTACTTCACCTGACTTAAGAGTTCTATACACAACGTCAAATTGAATAGTAACATCAAAGTTATAACTCTGTTTGTCGCTATTTTCTAAAGACGTTTGACTGCTAATAAGTAAAAACGGAGGCTCTACATCATCTGGCGCAATAGTATCGTAAACACCCAAAGAAAAACTTTGTGATGCTAACTTATCTACATAAGCCTTTCGTATAGCTAATCCGCAATCTTTCATTAAGCTTCTGTTTCCTCTTTTACTTCCTCAGGATTTTGTTCTTGAGCAAGTTTTGATAAGAACTGAGTTAAAGGCAAACCATATCTAGTTGGCATATCTTGGATAAACGCATCTAATTGTTTTACCTGCTCTTCGTTTAGTGTAATTGTCATGGTATTGATTTTGTACAAATTTAGTGAAATATATTTATATAAGATTACCTTACCTTATAGCTTTTTAAGGTTTTTAGCAATGTTGCATATTTCTCATCAAAAGTCTTAAAGAAGAATGGTCTATTCGGCATATTGTAATTCCTTAATTTTGAACCTCTAAATTGTGAAGCAAAGCTATTCATTGGCTTTTTAAGGCTAAATTTATATTTAGGAATTCCAAATCCACCTCCTGTACCAAATTCAACATAAGGTGCATATTTAACTGTTTCATTACCCATAGAGAATGAGGCATACCCATTTTGATAAGGTGTAGATGATACACTTTTAGATAAATTACCAGTTCTTTTATATGGTTTTTTTGCTTTGGTAGGTATTCTAGGTAAATTACCTGCTTTTGACGCAGCCTCCATTTCCATAGCTTTTACAGACTTATTAATTTCTTGAACAGCATAAGCTTTGTATGACTCTGCCGTCTGCTTAAACTTTTCTTGAATTTTATATAAAGCCTTAGTATCTACTGTAAATGTCGCCATTATTTAAGGGTTGAGCAACCTATTAAAAAATACTTATTACGATCTTGTTCGTTTATGATAGAATTTATCATATATAACTTATTTTGGAACGTAATAGTTAGCTTCTTATCAAATACCTTAGATGTTGTATATCTTATTCTAAATGTAATATCAACTGCAAAACCATCAGTTCCAGCTATATTAGTTCTTGTGTTAGTATCTGTAACAATCTCAGCCCAACAAGTATAATAATCTGCGAGGGTATTTACAAAACCTCCTGCACCGTCAGAAGCTCCAGTCTTACTATTAAAAGTAATCCTATTCATTAATCTTCCTATCATTAGATAATAACGTTTATGCGTTTAAATGGCTTCATAAGCTCGTATGCGGTCATCAAATTAGCTGAAGGCTTGGTTGCCTCAACTGAAGACTCTCTGTACTCATATAGGTCTGAAACCATCTTTAAAAGGGCAGTCTTCATTGTTGCAGGAGTTGTAGCATAACCACAAGTGTAAGTAAATCTAAACTCGTTATCAAAAATGCTAGTCATGTAAATCTTTTTGGTTGTTTCACCAAGCACCTGGTAATCACCAACAGACATTGCTACCCAAGCTGTGCTATCCCAGTATTCTACTGCTGATATTGTGTTTGTAGGAACATAAGGTAGCTCTATAAAGCTATCTACATAAGCTACAACTCTTAATGTTCTAGGAGTCATTGCGATACCTGCATATTGCTCAAGTCTTGTTTGAGCTGTATTGATTAAAGATGTAATCAAAGTATCATCTTCACTATAATCTACTCTAAGGTAATTCTTAGCTTCCGCTAAAGTAACCACTGTGGCTGAAGGTGCTACTGTGGTTGTAATATCTCTTACTATTTGCATTATGCCATTGTTTTTACAAAAATAACTAAAATATAGCGGACATAAAAAAGGAGGCAGTTTGCGGCTGCCCCCTTGTATTTTAGATTAATCTAAGATTATCCTACGTTACCGAAATCACCATATACAAACGCACTGTTGTAGTAGATAGGGAATGCAATACGAGCTTCAACTCTTACAGTAATCAAGTTCTTTTGGAAGTTGTCGCTATCCATTTCAGAGAACTGAACAGAAATACCTTGATTTTGCATGATTTGAGCACCCATTGACCAGTCACCTACTAAGAACTTATCAGCAGCGATAGCTGTAGATTGGAATACAGGAATACCAGCGATAGTTAAAGAACCATCAGTAGTAACAACTGTAGAACCTGGAAGGCTATAAGCAGCGTTAGTATTCTTAGTGTTCATGATGTTAGCCCAATCAGTTGGGTTGATCAAGATACCATTTGCAGAGTAGTTACCAGCAGAAACCTGTGCAATAGCTTGTACTAATTGCTCAACGTCAACTGTAGCAGCACCACTGAAAGCAGCAGCGTTGATAGTTAAACCAGTTAAGTTTGGAGCTGTACCGCTACCATTCAATAACTGAGCATCTTCAGCTAATAAATACTTCTCTAACAAACGAGCTTGTAAGAAAGAAGTCATAGCAGGAACGTCATCTAACATTTGGCGAGAGATTCTTACGAAACCAGCGATGTACTGAGCAGGAGCATCAGTCATTGTGATATCGAAATCGATTTGAGCTTTAGCAGAACCTTGAGTTTGAGGAGCTGCATCACCTTCACCACCTGTTTCCTTAGGGAAAGTAAATAAACCTGTAGAAATAGTTCCTACTGGTAATAAACTTCTCAAATGCACCTTACGAGAAGGAAGAGCATATACTTGAGGAGCATATTGTCTTTGGATATCACCAGTTAAGTTAACTGCTTCTGTCATGTTACCTACTGCCTTAGTGTCTAATACAAAGCCAGAACGCTTTACTTCACCACGACCTAATTTTGCGATGCTGTCAGCATTCTTTTCGATTGCGTCAGCAAGAGTTACGTTGAACCCTTTTACTTGATTTTCGTTCATTGTCTTACGATTGTTTTTTGCCTCTAATTTGTCAGCAGCATCTTTTACTACAGCAACTTGAGATTTTAATTCTTCTAATTCTGATTTTAAGCCATCTACCGCTACTGCGTTATCAGCTTTTAATGTTTCGATAGCACCGTTTACTTCGGTTTTAACGCCTTCGAAAGCACTTTTGATTTCTTCTACCATTAGTTGAAAATTTTAAATGATTGTAAATATTTGTTTATCTCGATTTCAACGGAAATCATCGGGTCTTCCTCTTCCTCCAATGCTTCTACTTCAGGAGATACGAAATCTTCATCCATAGGTTTTTGCGGTTGTTCTTCAAGGTCGACTGAATCTTCGTCTTCCATCTCAGCAAGATATTGTTGTAATTGTTTAAGTTTAAGTTCTAACAGCTCAAATGTTTCATCAGTAAAGTGACCGTTTCTTAAAGACTTGATAGTTTTACCCATCTCATCTACAAGAACAGACTTTATTTGACTCTTCACTCCTACTGTTGGTGTATTTGCGTTTGCACCCCACAATACTGAACTACCCTCAAACAATTTAATTTCATTGATTTCGTTATAGCCTGACTTCGCTTGTGACTTGATAGTCTGAAAGCCGATGCTATGTTCTGTGATATGACCTTCTTTATACAACTCATAAGTATCGTTACCTAATGTTGTATTAGGCATCTTTACTCTAGCCTTTAAACCAAATCCATCTTCCATCATCTCGAATGGTTTAGCAATTGGCTTCTCGGTTGAATGGTTGAATAAATGCCAGATTCTATTCTTAGCATTAGGTCCGTTTTCTTTTAGGGTTTTAGTGAATGCACCTGGTACAATAACATCGCCATCGCTGTCAACATTACCAAACGCAGAATAGTAGACTGTGATAATTCTACCATTATCTTCCATGTCTACTGGAGCACCACTTACCGCTTTCTTGTTATAAAAGTTACTCATATTTTTTATTTAAGCTATATAAACTGTGCAGCATCTACAGTTGCAGTTATTTACTGCTAACCCTGCTGCATCATGTGCATATTGCATTTCTATTAGTCCATAGTCAGGAGTGTTTACTAGGAATGGTTGATTAACAGGGATTCTTACACCTTTGTTGTCAGGATTCGTTTGTCTATCTAAATCCCTGTGCCATAATCTTGGCTTACCACTCTTAGCTGGATATTCAGCAGCTATCCATTGTTTTAATACTGGAACACCTGCTAACCTAACCGCACCTATAGCACCTGTACTTAATGCCTGATGGCTTTCAGTTCTTGCTATAAGTAAACTCCTTGCGTTATTTATCTTCCCTTCTCTTAGAGTTTGTATTGCCAATGAATTAACTTCATTTTGTGACAATCCATTCTCACGACCGTACTTTATAACATTCGCTAATATACGAGCTATTTCGTTTTCAGTAGTATTCTCTATGCCTTGCATCTTTAGTCCGCTAATGCCAACCCAATACGATAACATAAATACTAACCACTCATCCAAAATGTTTAAAGGATCAAGGTCAATCTCTTCCGCTTTCTTATTCGTTTCAAACATCTGTTGGTATCTCATAGCAGTATAACCGCCAGTTGATTCATACAAAGTTCGTAAAATATTATTAATCTTATCGCCAGTAAAAAATCCTGCACGATTATTAGCCGCTTGTTCTACCCCTAATGCCTCAACCATT